GCTGGCTCTCTTGCTCCAGGGCTGTTACCTTGTCCTGCCAAGATTTCTCAAGTGCTTCAACGTCCCCAGCTTTCTTTGCAGCTTCAAGGGCAGCTTTCTCAGCTTCTTTTTTGGCTTTTGCCCGAGCAGCTAAGATTTCTTGATTCTTTGATTCAAGCGCAGCGACAGATTCCTTCAGTTTTTCAAGCTCCTCAGAGTTTCCTTGAGGGATACCATCAACAGAGAGCCGAAACTTCCCATCGTCTCCTTTTTCATACAGAGGCTGTACGTTTTCATCGATCCCTTCCAGGGATTCAACTTCAAATTTTAGTGCCATGTTACGTCTCCTTTTTATAAATTAATAAACAACATCTGGGTCGAGTTTCATAGGTATGTACTTAACTAAAGTTATAGAAGGGAACTGTGATTTCAACCTTTCAAATAGCACATAATCCGGATCACCTTCGCTCGGCCCCGGTGGGTCTTCTGCTATAAATGCGAAAGCCTGTTCAAGTCGGGGGGAGTCACCTGTTAAAACCCCCTCATTTATTTCAAACTCTTTTCCTTTATATTGTCCCTGTATCATAGATCACCCCACATAACTTTTATAATAAATTCAAAATACTCTGGGTCTTTATTTAAAAATATAATTGGGTCCTTATACATTTTCTCTAAACCCATTGATATAATTTCAGTTGCTCCATCCTCATAGTATTTACCACAATAGTGGTCGAAGAACCCGTCTTTCCAACCCACCTCTTTCTTCCCTTTAAATATGGGAGAAAGCTTTTCATTACCAATACGAGATTTCCGAAAAGCTAACGCTTGTTTCTTCGCATTTGGGAATTGATATTCAAGGGCATGCCCAAATTCATGTATAAAAGTTTCTGTTTTTGTAAGGTTAGCAAGCCCAATTTCCTTACGCCCATTAGTATAGTAAGCTCTGGATCCTTTTTTTACTATAATATCGACAGGTCCGATTTTTTTAACTACATCTGCATGAAGCATTTTTGAAGCTTCTGTCTTCAACTTTTCAAAATTAGATTTTGCAGTTTTAGTCTTTACATATTGATCCGAGATCCTGGCATTCAGAGGCGCATTAGTGGTGGGAAACACCAAAGTATGGATTTTCTCATGTTGGTATTGCTTAAGCTCTTTAGCTAACTGTTTTTGATTACTTGCTAGTTCAACAACTCTACTTCCAAGCTCCCGTTTTTTACTCTTTAATTTAGCAACTTTATCCCAATCGGGGTCTCCTTTAAGTGCGTTTGTAAACGCAGTATCTATATCGCTGTATGCTGTCCTAGCTGCTATAACTTTTTTATCTAAATCCGCTTTTGCCTGAACTTTGCTTTTAAATTCATTTGAGTCCTGGATCGCTGCCCATTGTTCTTGTACTTGATCTACCGTCGGTTTAGATGTAGGAGGCCTAAAGGAAGCATCAGGCCCAGTTACTTTAGAAACCCCCTTACCCTCAGGACTATACCGCAAGTCAATAGGCTTAGGAGCCGTACCTGCTTTTTCCCAATCAATATTAGCTTTCTCAAAAGCGATAGGTTCGATAGCTTTCATCTCAGCTAAGGTCATAGGTTGAAAGTTCTTACTCAACTGAAGCTCTGCAAACCTTTTCGAAGTTAATCCACCGTCGCGGAGCAATTTCCCACGTGTTGGTCCAAGGATAGAATCTTGAACATTAGCCGGCTGCCCTTTCAACCAGTCGTAATATGTCCTTTGGCTATCGACCTTATAAACTTCTCCTGTCTCTGGGTCCCGAGCTGAGCGGGTAGCATCTTCGTCTAGAATTTTAAACCTGGAGTCAAGAGCACCGACCGTCGTGGTCCGGCAGTTAAAATGGAGAGGAGGCCTTGGACCTTCATCTAATGGGTATACTTGTCCATCGAGAGAACGGCAAATTGTGGACGTCCTGGAGTCTAATGTGGCAAGTATACGAACTCCTTTAACAATATCCTTGTTCTGATTCCAAGTCTCCTGCCTAGCTTGATTAGCTGCATGCTGTAAAGACGTTCTAACAAGCCCCTCAGTATCTCTTTTTACTTGAGCTAAGGTACCACCAGTAAAGTTTGCACCCGTACCAACTACATCTTTCACTATAGCAGTGGTAGTTTTTCCTTGATAATATCCTGCAGTTATAACATTATTGACTCGATCAACTGTACGATCTGACCAGTCCTTAATAATTGCATCTAAAAGCTTACCCTTCATTGGCCCTTCGATACCAGCTAAAGGGGTCTTAAACACAGCAGAATTAAGCTGAGAAGTGGAAGGTAAATTAAAACTATAGTCTACAACATCAGATAAAGCTTTAACCTCAAACTCAGACTCATATTTTGCAAGGTCTTTAGCTTGAGATTTCAGGGTACCTGCAACTGCTTGATTAATTTCCTTCAGGTCAGAAGCAATATTTTTCTCAAGGGCAAGAAGCCTGTCTCTCGAAAATTTAGTCAGGTCTTTGTTCGTTAACTGATTAGTAACCGAGTTTTTCATGTCCTCAAGGAACTCAGAATACTCTTTCACATTATGAGACTTAAGCCGCTCATTATGAGAAATATGTCTCGTTGCTATTTCAATCAAACGTTCTGGAGTCGTAGGCATGATTATACTTCCCTATCAACAAACCCAGGCCAACCAACCTCTTCAGAAACTTCTTCCACTGTCTTGGTAGGTTCGATAAAGCCGTGTTTCTTACACCATTCAACATAATCAGAAAATGGCATAGCTCCTTGCAGTAAGCTGGCTACGATTGCCTGCAGTTCTTGGGCCGTAGCTTGCGGTTTAACATACTCTTGGTTAATGTCATAGGTTATACCTTCAGGGTTCTCGTTCATGAACATAGCCGCATATTGAAGAGCTTTAGTATAAGCATCTGATACATTGACAGCGATCAGAGAAAGGATACTATGGCTTGTTTCGCGTTCACCTTCCGATTGAGTCGCTGTTTTAACCGCAGAACCTGGTTGGATGAACATGGCACCAAGACCAATGCACATCTCGACTTTATCCTTCATTGCTTCCTTAGCCATAGTACTTGGCGGGGCTTGAGCGTACCCAAAGGTTTCCCCAGACGGGACAGCTAATAAACGACCAGACCCAACGTACATATTATTCTCATTCAAGAGCTTAATATAATCCTCAGTAAGACCAGACATCCAGGGCTGAGGTTGACCTGCAAACCAAACCGAATTTTCATAGGTAGCTGAGTTATTCCAATGGCCGATATTAATTCTCACTATATCGTGCATCGGGGCTAAATCGACTGTTGGGCTGTTGTCCTCGGACCCTATAAAAACAAAAGGAATAAAATCCCAAGTTGAACCATCTCCTTTTGTAGGAATAGCTTCTTTACTAACAACCCAAGAACCATCTTCGTCTTCAATATACTGGCGATAAACATAAGCCCCTTGCTCTAAAGCCAACTCAATGATGAGGTTTTTTATTTCGTTTTCTTCAGTTTCGTAAGTATCTGTCAAAACAACTTGGGACAATTTAATATCTGACCCTTCGCTGATAGTGGACCAGTTAATTATCTGAGTTGCCTCAAACTCTTTAATAGTAGAGAAAACCTTTCGGTTCGTTAGGTCACTTAAACTAATATTTTCATCAGTAGTAGGGAAATCAACCCATAGTCCTGCTCGTCCTACTTGAATAATTTCCTTACAAACTTGGTGGCTTTGTTGAAAGATACTAACTCCAGCACCGTCAACATTCTTTTCCACGTAGTCGAGCATAGGTGGCACATCAAGGTTTGGGTCTTTTCGAAACATTATACCTATCATTCCACGGACTGTATACCCAGCTAACGCATAAAAGACTGCTCGTTCGTAATACTGCTTATTCCTAAGGACGTTTTCATCAGAAATGTCCAAAGGGTTCATTTTTATCAGGTACTTATCAAGATTCGTACCCTTACAAATGTCTTTTACTTTAGTCCAAATAGGCTCATTATCAATATAAAGCTGGTTTTTGGTATCAATGTCCTGTGTCATTGGAAAGCTCCTCTTTATAGTAAAAATCTAACTCTACTTTCGAAATCTCAACTCCCGTCTCTTTGGTAAATTCCTGGCATTTAATAGCGATAAATGCCCTTACCTCTTGAGTAAGCCTTCGCTCTGCTTCTGTCTGTTTCATTTGTTCAATATCCCCAGGAGTAAAGTATATCATGCAAACCTGTCGCATACTTCGTTAGTTACGTTTAGGTACCTATGTCTTATCTTACATTTATCACAGAACAGTCGAGGAATACCGTTTCCAGTCCATTTAAAAGCGGCTGAAGAGTCTTCTTTTGAGTATACCCAATGGTAACACTCACACTGAGGACAAAAAGCTTTCAGGCCTTTCTTTTTCATATTCAGAATCCAACCTTTATATTCGTTAACCCAAAAGACGGTTTCTTAATCGGGAACTCAAAAGCAATAGGGTAACCAGTTGCATCGTTTTGGTGATCTTTACCGGAAGTTTTATCGGGATCACCGTTAGGGCCGTAAATTTGCTGCTCTAAGCACTCAGTAACTGTAGGACACTTGGTAACATTCACCCAAAGTTTACCTATCTGAAACTGCTTATTAACTGCTGCTATACGGTCTTTTACAAATGGGTTAGAGTTATGAGCTCTTACTTTAAATCCAGCTTTTTTCAATAAAGTAATATCAGATTCTGAAGCACCAACTGATTTTCGACTTTTACCAGAAGCGTCAGGATATACCACTACAGAATGCTCTGGCCATTTTTCTTCAATTAACTTTATCATTGCGGGTGTGTCAAACACTTCCTTAAGTTCCTCGACAGCATGCCACCCACTGGGTCTTTGGACATATATTGTAGCCGCCATGTGCTGGACGTTAAAGTCCATGCCTATAAACAGTGTTTCTCCTTTTTTAATTTTCTCCTTAGAATCATGGATTTTACGGTCAAAGGCATAATAAATAGTACCAGACTTCAAGTTAACAAATTGACCGTGAAGGTAGGCAGCTATTAATTCAGTAGGATAAGCTTCGAGCAAGGAGGGGATGTAGTCTTCAGGAAGGTTTGCTTCATTGTCATAAGTACTACCTTGAATTAAGCCATAACGCATTTTCTTTGTGGGGTCATCGGAAAGGGCTTTAACGAAGGTTTTATAAGTGAACATAAAACCCTCAGGAGTTGTCGTTATATCGACACTGTTCTTAGCGTCAGTATATCTAAGTCGAGCTAAAATTTTACGAAAAGCCGTGGTCGCACGGTCAATCGTTAGAACATCTATCTCGTCTACCATAGCATGGGCTATCTTAAAACCAATGATCGAAGCTGGCCTCTCCATAGAACGACAGATGCAAGTTCCGCGATACTGTGGACCAGTGTAAAAATAAACCTCTTTGTTACCCTCTTTAATTTCTACGTTCATATCGAGGTTAAAAGCTACTTCCTCAATCGTAGGATAAAAAATATCACGGATTTGAGGATAAGTAGGAGCAAAGTACCCCTGATTGAATTTCGGATGTTCCAGAAAGTTCTTACATATACCAACGCAGCCTACGACTGTTTTGCCAGAACCATACCCAGACACAAAAGCTTTAA